CTCCTTGGTATCCGTATCGTGCCCAGGCGCTGGAAGGACCCGTGAATCATTTGATCTTACCCATGTAGTAATCGAGTTGATGTGGGAATTCCTTTTTCCATTGTTCTTCAATCCTGTGTTTAACTTCTCTCATTATCTTTTTCGATTGGAATAAACCGCCTATGTCTACCGTGTAGAGTTCTTCTATTTTCTGATCTCCTTTGTAGCGCTGCCCTCTACTGGAAATTAATCTGCTTGTTGCTGGCGATATATAGCTACTTCGTTGCTCTCCTGTGCGTACAAATACACCTACGTGCCCTGATTTCATTACAGCCAGGAATGGTTTATTCCCATACTTTTGACCTACAATTTTTCTACCTCCAAATTGTTTAACTTTAACTGTAACATCACCCCTTTTCTTTTTATTCCTTACAAGATACTTTGAGCTGAACGATCCTGCTCCCGCTCGCATCATTTTAAATCCTTCTTGTCTTGGATCGTAATAGCCCAACGATGTACCCAAACCTCTTGCGGTAATTATTGCGTACATTTGATTACCCTGGGCTTTTACATGAACACGGAGAACATCGTTCACCTTCTTTGCTTTAATATTATATTCACCTCTGATCATTTCCTTGGCCATCGTTCTGCCTGCACTTGCTGCCTTATTAATAGCTGCATTCGCTGCTTTGCGCACGTTGTTCGGGTCAAACATGCGCATGGCTTTCTCAACACCTTCCAGCTTGATAGATATTTCCATTCATCACCTCACGTTGCGCCGGCTATAGCCTGTACGAGTTTTGCCACCCTGGGATCCTGAGGGGGCGGCGCTGTCGTTTTACGCTCTGCCTCCATCTCCGCCCTGGTCACCCTGCGTTCTTCTCCGCTCGGATCCACACGCGTCCAGCTATAGTCCTTGTTCTCATAAAATAGCGCAGTCGGTGCTGCCCTGGGCGCAGCTTCTGCGCCATTGCCGTTCCCTGATGATGCGCTCTCCGCATCCTCCTGGCGGCGCTTGATTATTGCCTTGATATAGCCAACATTGTCCTTTTTGCGGGTGGTTGCCTCCAGGATTGCATATCGGAAAATATCCGGGGTCGTTGCTGCTGAGACGCCACTCAGCTCGCCTAGTAAAGACAGCTCTCTCGCCTGGGAGATGGTTTGTGTCTTGTTTAGACTGGCGACAACGGCGACAAATGCCTGTACGGGGGTCCGCATGTCAGGACTAAATAGCTCAAGGGCCTTTTTAATCTCAAAGCTGTAATCAACCGAAACCTTCACACGTTTTGGCTTTGAAGGTTTTTCAGGTGGAGAATCGTCTAAGGGGGGTAGGGGGGGTTCTTTACTTTCATATACTTTACTTTGCGGGTTATTGTCGTCATTAATCCCGTTGAGCGGGGTTTCTGTATGCATTAATTCTTTTGAATCGGGTTTATGTTGACATAAAGCAGGTTTAACAGGCTTATTTACCTTGCGTCGGGCATACAGAAAATCAAGATCATCAACAAAACACTGACTCCAAATAATGCCTTCTATAAGCAGTTTTTCGTCAATAATTCCCAATTCAGACAATTTCTGCAGCATACTATCAACAATTTCCCCACTCACGCGGATTTGTGCCGACAAATATTCTTTATTTCCCTGCTTTCGGAGGTCAAAGATGTGGCCTTCACTATCGCCAAGCATCTCATATAATTTATAAAAGCATGCATAACCATCGTTGCCCCAGATTGACTCCATTACAAATAAAACTCGACCATGACGACATTGATGGGCAAAATATTCGATGGTTGCTTTTTTAGGGCGCGACATACCCCCTCCGTTCCGTAACTCGTTTCAGGGTGGTATCCAGCCCCCTGGGAATATCTGGACAGAAGAGGGCAAAGGACTGTAATATAAAAGATGGGGAAAATGCAAAGCAGTTAATATTATTGGTCATTTATTGTATCCTTCCCGTTCCTCGCCGTTCCCGATTCGTACCTGTTCCGTGCCGGGGCGGGTGCGGATGTGGGTGACGGTGGCGCGGAGGTTTTGCCGCCCACGGCGGAGCTGGTGGATGTAGCGTTCCGTGGTGGCCACGCTTTTGTGGCGCATGAGCTTCTGGATGTCCCGGATGTCAACCCCCGCGTCGTCGAGCTGCGATGCGAAGCTGTGCCGGCTTGCCTCATAGATGGTGAGCAGCGACCCGGAGAATTTCTTCCACCGGTATGCCAGCATGGAGGGCATAATGGGCTTGCCGTCCAGGTCAAAGAGAAAGGCGGTGGGCAGCTTGCCCGCGGAATATGCGACGACGATGCCCATGGCCGTGTCGGTGAGGGGGATCGTGTCGGTTCGCTTCTGCTTGGTCTTCTCGTGGATCCTGTCGCGGGAGAACGTGCGCCGGATCGTCGCCTCGCAGTTGATACGGTCAAAATCCATCACCTTGAGGGCGCAGTTCTCGGCGGGTCTCAAACCCGTCTCCATGCCGAAGAGGATCATGTCCTTCCAGGGAAGGGGGATGTCAACAAGGGCCGTGTCCTGCTCGGTGATCTCCAGGGCCTTGCGCGGCTCTGATTCCTCTCCCTCGATCTCCGGGAAGGGCGGCAGCGATTTCAGTATCTCCCGGTCGTCGCGGACCCACGCGAGAAAGCTGTGGAGGATGATCTGATGGGCTTGCTTTGATGATTGTTTAACGATTCCCTTTGTTTGCAGATAGTCGTTAAAGTAATCCTTTAACACGGGGCGCTTGATGTCCCGGATGTCGTATGCGCCGAAAAAGGGGAGCAGGTGTGCCTTGACGGTGGACTGATACGAGGCGAACGTGGCCTGGGCGAACCTGCCTCTTTCAACGTCGGCCTCTTTGACGGCCAGCCATGCCCAGGCGAGCTCTTCGAAGCGTTTCTTCTTGAGCTTTTCCGGCTGCCAGTCGGACGGGTCAAAGGTCTTCTCGTCGATGGCGTTCCTTATCGCTTCCAGCATCCTGGAGGCTTTCCGGTAGCCGATCTGGTCGTCGTCTTTGTCCCGGCTCACCTTGTGGTGCTTGCCGTCAAAATACACAACGATCTTTGCCCGCACGGATCCGCAGTACGCGCACTGTTCCCCTGCCATCGCCTTGCTGCATTTTGCGCAGATAATCGATCCTTTCATGGTTAGTCCCTCCTCACACGTTTGGGAGAGTATACCACGACCAGGCGATAAGGTTAAAGGTTCAAGGCGCAAGGGTAAGATAGCTCCTTTATCCGTCGCAGCGGGGGCAGATGAGGTGCTCGGTATCGATATCCTGATCCTGCTGCAGTTCTGTGCCGCATTCCAGGCAGAAGCGGATATCGCTTTTCCCGGCGGCTGCGCACTCTGCGCATTCATCCTCGTCGCCCAGGTCTTTGCCGCAGTATTCGCAGAAGTTGCCCGGTTCGCCGCGGTAAGGTTCCGGCGGCGGTGCTTCTGAACCAAGATCGAGGATCTCTTTCGGCACCTTGCCGGCCAGGTCGATGCCGCTTTCGAGGACGATTGAGATAAGCTCTGATTTCTTGCACGCCTCGAGGGTCTTTCTGCCCACAACTTTTTCCCGGTATTCTTTTGCGATGGGGTCGTCCCAGATGCCCAGGTCTGCGCCGATGACGATGATCTCGGCGATGGTCTTGGCGTCCAGGTACTCTTTCGTGATCCTCCAGTCGCGGGCCAGGTCGATGCCCCAGTGGGCTGCCAGCTTGTCGCGGATCGCCTGGTCTCCGTTCCATTCTACCAGGATGCGGGTCGACATCTCCTTGAGGATATTTTCGAGGGTGCCGCCGTCAAGGGTTTCCAGGGTGGCCCAGGCATGGCGGGTGTAGAACTGATAGTTCGGGGTAGCCTTAGCATACCGTTCCCGGAACATATCGGATGCCAGCCTGCTCGATTCGATCATGGCCGCCACGGCCGTGCGTAGGACGCGGGCATCATCAACGGCAACCGACCTGATGATCTCAGGGACGCGGGCGGTATACAACCGTTCCCGGAACTCGCGCCCGTGGTATTCGTGACGCGTGACCGTCTGCCCGGTGCGGGGGTCTTTCTTTGCGTTTTTCTGCCTCAGCTTCCGCTCGCACGCGGGATCAAGGCATGCCTGCTTTGGATGGCACACAGTCCCGTCGATCTCGATAGCAGTGACATACTTGTCGCATTCCGCACATTCCGGATAGGGAGTGGTGAGATCAGTACATTTATCCCAGCCGAATGCTCCGCTGTCACGGAACCGGAAGCCGTTGGTGCCGTATTTCTTCGCCGCCGGCGTGATGTCCCAGTCCGCCGTGAGCCAGTTATTCTGCTCCTTTTTGAAACAGGCCGCGTCAGTGCAGCGGGCCTTCTTGCCGCCCGGGTCAAACCCGAACAGTTCCTTCTGCACAAAGCTGTTGGAGGCGCACTTTTTGCATATCTTCGTGTCAAACATGGCCTTTTTGAGGTCGATCAGGTCACGGTTGATGGTGTCCCGGAGGCGCTTCGTGCTGTAGTTATATGCGACGATCTCACGCGCAAGGTTCTCCATGCGCTTCGCGTCGGAGATCCGGAAAAGCTCCTCCAGGTGGCTGCATGTCAAATCCCCCTTTTCCCAGGCGGCAAGGACCGCAGCGGGCAGGGCAAGGAGCCTGATCCTGCGGCGGATGTGCTGGGGCGTGGTGCCGATCCGCTGCGCCAGGTCAGGGATGGCCTTTTCGCTGTGCTTTTTGACCCAGGCCTGGAAGGACCGCGCCTCCTCGAGCTCGGATATGTCCTCGCGCTGCAGGTTCTCGATGGTCATGACGTCAAAGGCCGCCTCGTCGTCCAGGTCCCGGACGATGGCAGGGATCTCCGTGAGGCCCGCCTCTTTCGACGCCCGATACCGGCGCTCGCCGGCTACCAACTCATAGGTCCCGTTGCCGTCAAGAGAGCGCACAAGAACCGGCTCGATGACGCCCTTTTCCTTGATGGACGCCACCAGGTTATTGAATTTCTCCCCCTCGAACAACTTCCGGGGGTTTTGTGCGTTCGGCCTGATCTTATCCAGCGTGATAAACAAAAATGTCTGTGTATCCATACTATCCTCCTGTGTGGATCTGCTCATAGGCGAAGAGGGCGGCGGGGACAGTGGCCCAGAATGCGGTGAACACCGTCACCATGCCGTTGTGCTCTCCGGATGTGAGATACTGCTGGCCCTTTTTGAGGACCAGCTCGCGGCCCGTGGGGTCGACGATCTTCGTGTCTTCAACGCACACGCGGGTGAAGGTTTTCATTCTGTCTTGTTTCTACCGGCTATAAATGAGCGTGGTATTTTAAAACTGACAACCCACTGTAAGCATCTGATTATGGCGCTTTGGGCTTGGTTCTCAGCGACGGAATCATTATCTCCTTTACTATAATAATGTTTGTACAGGGTTTCTATTGCAGAAATAATGTCTGCCATACACACCTGCTCGGCCAGTAAATTAGAATCTTTTATTAATTTCATAGGGCCTCCTCGCTGATGCGTTTGATTTCGGACGCGATAGTGCCTAAGAACATCCAGTCGCCGTAGGTGAGTGGTTCCTGAAGGTTTTTTGCGCTTGCAAATTGGAATTCAGGGCGTAGTCCGTTCACATACTTAAACGTGATATCGGCGGCCCGGTTAAGATATGCCGGGTCATCAGGTTCATTTATGTCCTCGATGGTAATGGTCTCCAAACGACTCAGCACGGAAAAGGGTGAGATTGCCACGTCGCTTCGCTCCTCGCAATGACATGAGGAGGCTTCCAAGGTGGGGAGGATTATGCGGTGCAGCTTGCCGTCCTCGCCCATAGCGACGGCGTCGCCGCGCTTCAATACCTCGTCGGTGTCGAAAACGTAGACAAAAGGGAGAAGAGATTCGCCGGAGCGAAGAGGCTGGGATTGCGACGCTTCGCTCGCAATGACAGGGGAGGAGGGGGGAGGGGCAGCGGCGGACGATAATGCGCCCTGCCGGGCGAGCTTGCGTTTTCGGCTGTTGTAAGCATCCCGGTAGGGGTTCTTGTCGGGGCCGCCGTATTTTTGGCTGAGATGCCGGTAGCAGAGTCCCTCGGCGATGGCCCACTTTCCGCAGTCAGGAACCTGGCACCGGTCTTTTCTGTTTTTTTCGGCCGCCGCTTGTCCATAGTGCGCGTGGCATTTGTGATCCCGGTACGCCATTTTGTCGCATCCCGCCACCGTGCATTTCTTCCGCTCTTTCGGCGCAACGCCGTGTTTCTCCCGATAATGGGTCTGGCAGCGGTGATCCTTTACCTGGATCCTCGTGCAGCCCTCGACAACGCAAAGTCTGTGGGACATACTTCCTCCTTTGTCGGAAGCAGGTGACCGGTCCAAGGTACAAGGTACAAGGGGCAACGGGCGAGGTACAAGGTTCAAGGTGCAAGGTACAAGGTTTAGACCTTTCACCTTTCTCCTTTCACCTTCTTCCTTTTGCCTTTCACCTTTTTCCTTTAACCTTTCATCTTTCGCCTGCTCTTCAAATTTGTTCCTCCCGCACATGCCGCAGTGATAGCCGAGAATGGTGTGGGTGCGGGGATCGTATTCCTCAATAACGTAACAGCTACCGCAATGTGAGCAGGTCATGGCAATCTCCGGTTGTCATGAAGGATTATGGGGTAAGGATTAAGGGGTAGAAAAGCAGGATTGCCACGTCGCTTTGCTCCTCGCAATGACAGGCTTTTTAATCCATAATCCATAATCCTTACCCCTCACATGTACGGTAGTTCGGTCCGTGGAAAATGACGACGGGTCGTCCGCCGTTGAGCTTTGTGATCCGCCCGGTCATGGCAACGTTGCGGCGGCGGAGCTCCTGGTCAAAGAGGTACCAGCAGCGGCTGTATTTTATGCCCTGCTCTGCCAGGGCCCGCATGATCTGGATGATGTGGTAGGGGTCCATGTCCAGGACACGCTCGTGCTCTCCGTTGTGTTTCTCCCATGAATAAACGGGCTTGCCGTATTCGTTCAGGCGGAACTTGAGCTGCCGTTCCGGGTTCACGGTAAACGTGGGGCGGATGCCCTTGGGAGCAGGAGTGAAGTGCTTCACCGGCATAATGCCTCCGGTGCAGAGGGGAGAGGGGAGAGGGGAGAGGGGAGAGGGGAGCAAAAGCCTTTATCTTCCATCTTCCGAGGCTGCGAAGCAGCCGGTCTTCCATCTTCCATCCGCCTTATCATATCGTCACGCTCACGTTCAGAACCGCAGCGGCGGTCCAGTACACGGCACGCCGCCAGTCTCCCTGCCACGCGCAGATAATGGCTGCGCCGAGGGAGAGGGCGATGATGATAGAGGGGAAGATGTGGGCAGCGTTCAGACGCATCAAAACCCCCATCCAAGCCCGATGTTGGCATTATTCAGGACGCACCCGAGCTTGACCGCGGCGGTGAGCGCTATGAACCCCTTGCGCCAGTCATGGGGCAGGGCGTTGGCGATTACGGGCTGTATGATCAGCCACACACCCATGAAGATGTTGACTTTTCCTTCTGACGGGTGCCTGCCCAAAAGGGGGTTGCGCTCGGTGTATTCCGCGGGGTTGCGGGCGATCTTCAGGGTCTGCGACCAGTCCACCATGTGCAGGGTAAGGGCCGCCGTCTCCAGGGCAATCTCGGTCTTGTCCCACCTGGCCGTCTGGCAGGATGGAAGCGAGAGAAGCATCGCTGCGGCGAAAAGAACAATGCAAAGGTGTCGTATCATGGCTTCCGCCTCCAGAAAATAAGGATAGGGACGCAGATAACAACAACCAGCACAAAAACGGCGTATATCATGACAATATCGTTCATCTGCCTGCCCGGTCGGCATAGTGCTCGGCAAGGGCGCGTTCATGGAGCCACGTGCGATACCCGGCGGTCTTCTTGAGGTCGCGGAGATCCTGCTCGGCGAGGATACCGTAGAAGAAGCCAAGCGTGATTACGGCTACGCATGCGATCATGAGGAGGCCGCCCTTCAAGTTTTGAGTTAAATGCCTTTTCCAACTAAGAACTAAAAACTTAAAGCTAAAAACTGGTTTCATACTTTCACCTCGTTAGGACAGCCAGCACACTTGTCCGGCGTCCGCACTGATTGCGCCAGGCACGCCGAATGGCTCAGCCTGGTTTTTGTTATCCTGCATTCGCGCTCCATATTGGCGTAGTTGTCGGGCTTGCGGGTAAAGAGCGGCCCATTATCGGGCTTCGCCGCGTTCCCGGATGACGGCCAGTGTTTGGAAGGGCGGGAGGATGGCCGCCGCTTCATATTCTGCTCCAACGATTGCCGCACCGGAAGCACTGATACCCGTCCGATGATCGCCAGATCGAGCTCGAATCACATTCGGTGCAGAGAACAATGCACCCGTCGGTGTCAACGATGATGTCCGGGAATTTAGTACCCGGCAGGACGGTGACGGGATCCTGCCGGGCGAGGAGGGTTGTATGCTGCCCGGCCAATCCGGACAGGGGTGATGCCGATGATAAAGCGGGCAATGGGCAATGGGCAATGGGCAATGGGGAAGAGTCCGGCCCGCCCAGGGGTGAACGGGCCGGTGTGTAATGGGAGGTTACACGGCGCCGAGTGGGTGGCGCAGCTTTAAGGTCTGGTTGATTGAATAAGGCTAAACACGCTTCTTTGCGGGAGATATCGACGAGGGCGTTAAAATACCGTGCGTATTCTTCCATTAAGAATCTCCTTTTATTTGCCGCCCGCTCCCCTTCGAGGACTCCGTTCGCTCGACTGGCACAGACAAAGACGGACGAGAAGCGGGTGGAGAATCTGTTCCGGGAATTGACAGTAATTCCCGGAACGCAGGTCGCGCTTGTGTCTGCGTTCGTCTGCGCGTATCTGTGGCAAAATCAGCCCTTTTTACTTCGGGAAAGGCTATAAATACGGCGGCTACGACGATGATTGCCAGGATCAGAACAGTCTCATCCATGGCTCACCTCTGAACGTCGGAGTTCGCCGGAGGCGATCAGGTCGCCGAGTTCTTTCACGGTCGACGTGATCACAAACCGGTAATCGACCTCGACGCCTTTTACGAAGAAAAACCGGCGGTCTTCTGCATCCCTCAGGGCTTGGGCGAGCGCGGAAAACCTGACGCGGCCTCCGCCTTCAGCGACATCCTGATATGGTGCTCCGGGATAGTTACGTCTAATAGGAATTACGGACATGGGTGCCTCCAGGTCGTTTTTCGCTTGACATTGTGAAATTTTGTGCTATAAGGAGAGCAGGGACAGCAATCAACGTGTGAGGCGGATATGGAAGTTGTTGGAGCAACTTCTGCTGCCCCTGCTTTTTGTGTGTTGTGGAAAAGGAGGTTAGTCATGGCAGGGATCCTCGATAGCGCCGAGATCGAAATTGTCTGCAAGAAATGCGGACGCAAATCGAAAAAGAGCGTCGGATGGATAAAGCGTAATCGACACTTTACCTGCGCATGCGGGTGTAGGATGTTGCTTGATGCAGATGGGCTCCTTCGGGAAGTCGGGAAGGTCGACCGGTCTGTGGACACCCTTCAGCGCGACATTCAGAAGTTGAAGAAATGAGAGAGCGGGAGTTGCGTCGCACTCAAAGTGCAGCCGAACCGTTTCCTTTTCCATTTTTATTTTGTTATGTTCCATATTTCACCTCACGTGGAAAGAATAATACACCCTGGGTATATCTTGTCAAGATAAAAATGCACATAAGGTTTATTATTTTATGATTGGTAATCGTTTCAAAGAGTTACGAATCAAAAAAAATATGACTCAATTGGAATTCGGGCGCATCCTGGGTGTATCAAAGAAACATATCTGGGAAATTGAAAAAGATAAAACGAATATTTCCGAGCTCTTATTGGGCGCTGTTTGCGCAAAATTCGGCGTTTCCCAAACATGGCTCACCACCGGCCAGGGCGAGATGTTCAACCATTCTAAACAAAATCGACCCATTGTAAATGAAGAACTACAACGCTATGAACTCTATCCTTACGATCCGCCAGATCTGGCGGAGCTAGTTGATAAATTCGTTTACATCATGCGTTCTGACGATACCGTCACAAAAGAGGCGCTCAAGCAGAACGTCATAGCATTTCACGTGTCAGTCCGCCGGGCAGAGGGAAAACCGACTGAACCAGGGGCAAATGATTTTAAGTCAAAAAGGAAAAGGGCGGTATAGCTGAGGGGTATACCAATGGGGGAGGGGGAACGGCGAGGAATTATTTGCGCTTGATCGTGAATAACGGTGTTTTGTAAAGATAAAGTATAACCATGGGGGGGGACATTATAATGAGAGAATAGGCAAACCTTTTCCCCTGCGGGGGCTTCTCCCGCCTTTCCCGCCAGCCATGCCTTTCACGCCTGATTTCATTTCTCCTTGACATTTCACGGGGTAGGGGATACTTTACTATTCATGACCTGCGAAAAACGCAGCAGAACGAATGCGGAGAGCAGGTTATCCTGGGAGAGCAGGTTATCGGTGATCAGTTTTACCGCCATATATTCCCTCCATGTAAGCGATGATGCGGCTCCCCGGTCCCACAGGGTATCGCCGAGATCCTCAAATTCCAGTCCGGGCAGATCTTCAAAGGTTGGCATTCATATCCTCTATTTGAAATTAATCGTATGCTTACCGGTTCCAAACGTGATGCCGTGCGGGCCACCGCCGATCGTTATCCCAAGACAGGCGCCCGTTGTCAGCGATACCTGGGTTGCCGCACTCACCACCCCCTGGGTGCTCCTGCACTTGATATTGTACGTGGCCGTTGAGCTTGCAGCCTGGCTCGGAAAGGCTATGTGCCGCGTGTTGCCTTCGGAAAAAACCATCTGGGTCATACTGCCAACAAGAGCATCGGTCGTGCACGTTTCAGAATCGAGACACCAAAAACATGTGGAAGCCTTATCGGTGGTAACAGTCAATTTGTTCGTTACCGCGCATCCCTGGTTCACCGTCAGGTTTGTTATAACCGGGGCGTCGGCGTCGTCGTAATCAGCAACCGGTACGTCAAAGTACCCAACATCTGACTCGTTGTCGGATTCGTCTTTGCACGCGTAGTAAATACGTTTTGTTGCCGCACACGCCACGGCGGCCAGGGTGTCGGAGTGGTCCTGCGTCCCTGTGGTGCCGTACGTGTTGGTGAGCGCGGTATAGTTTACCTGCGAGGTTGTGTCCCACTTGCACGTGGCATTTTCGTTTGTTTTAAGCCCGTGGTAGATCGTGATGCTCTTATCAGCCTCTTCGCAGGCAATCTCAATGATCGGCCTTCGGCATGATGCATACCCGGCGCACGGGTCAGACGGTATCGGGTCATCAGAGTCGGTCGGGGTTGCTTCCAGATAATCTCCGCTTGCGATGTTCCCCGCATCGTCAGAGCTTATTGCCCGTGTAAAGAATACGAGTTCGTCAATGAACCCGTTGAAATACATCCCGCTTGCGAAGCTGATTGCCGTGTCGCTGTTTCCGTCGTAGGTTCCGGTAATGTCCGTGCCAACTGCAGCACCATCGGCATCACGCAGCCGTATCGCATAGGCGCTCGTGCCGTCAAAGCTCGCCGTGAAGTGATACCAGGTGTCTGCGCTGAGGTTTGTGGCATGGGTGTATTCCTGGGACTGCGCAACATAGTACGTGCCGAGGATAAACTTTACGTTTGTGTTCCCGCCGGTATTTTTCAGCAACACCGCGTGCGTCCAGTCGGTTGAGGTCGAGTTCGTCATGGCTGTAATGACCATGGAGTTCCCCGATGCCGGGAGGCTTGCCGCCCTGAACCATCCGGTTATTGAGAATGTTTTGTTTGACGCACCCTCTTTGCCGGGGAAGGTGTTTGAAAGGCTTGCCCCAGCTATTGTGTACGATTGAGACGATGCGGAAGCTAATGCGGTAGAATACGAACCTTCAGCCTTTGTTCCTGATGATGAAGCAGTGTTGTTGTTTGTCAGCGTATTTGTTCCCCTGCTGTCCGTCGTGAGTGCCCCGTCTTCAAATTTATAGAGGGTCACCACGTCTGTATCGGTCAGGAGCATTGCGTTGTATACCGCTGACGGAGGAACGGGAGGGCTGCCCCGGAGCGGATGGGGGTACGGTAATGGAGTATAATAGGGAAGATCAGACCACTTCGGAGGGGAACCCTTTTCGCATCGGTAGAGCGATCCTGTCCGTACTTTTGTGGAATGGGTTCCGTCTGTGGTAGCCCCAACGTTTGCCGGCAGCAGTGTCGTGCAATCCTGATCGGTAACCCAATACGCCGTCCCGGCAATGCATGACCCGGTTGGCTTGGTTGCCCCACACCCGATGCCTGTCAGGCATGCAGAGGTTGTGCAGCCTGTATTATCTCTCCACCACTCCCTGTTTTCCTTGGGAAGCTGCTCTGGATGATCCGAGCATCTCGCATAGTGGATGCAGGTATCACCGCTATATTCCAGGCATGCGCAGGGAGCGGACGATTCACCCTCCACCCCGACATATGTGGATAACGTTGTCCCGGCGTCCCCATATCTGTTTTGAAAAATATAGGTATCAGCCACATACTGGGGCTGGTCGTCCGAGGAGCACCTATTTCTGCCAAGGCACGTTGTAAACCCTGGATCAACGCAGGCGTGCTGGGTATTAACGGTATAGGTCGTGTCGCACTCATCGCAGGCCCGCTTGATAAGAACCGATGAACCGGCAAGCGTCTTGTTTCCTCCCATATTCTGGGTAAGGTTGTTCCATACCATGTTCCTTCCGGCCCTGGTGTGGAGCATCGTTACGCCGTACTGGTAGTAGTCGCCATCCCTCAGGCATTCAGCCAGGGTGTTCCCAACGGTGCAGACAGATTCTCCCTTAAAGTAGTTGCCGTAAACCTCGGCGCCGAAAGGAGGGCCTAGGCTAGTATAGGCGCCGTGAACATCATGCGCCCCCTGGCCCTTTGCGCTCGTGTCATGGTTGTTGTAGGTATTGTACCGGATCACATATCCATTCTGTCCGTTTGAAGACCCTCCCATGTGAATATTGGTGGTCATGTAGAAGTGCCAGGTATTGTCCTCCAGGACAAAGGTATCCTGCGTGCCGGGCTTGTACGTCCTGTTTATCCAGTTATAATCGGTGCCGGTGTAGGCGCATGTGTTATTATCGGTGCCTTCGTCAATTCTCCCAAACGAGAAATTTATGTATGGCTTTCTCGTATAAATTTCATTATTGTAGAATACCCCGTAGACATTCCCGGTCAATGAAATTACCTGGTTGTATTGATACGTGCTGTCCCAGTTCGTCCTGAACATGAGAAGATTGTCGTGCACCATAACCGCACGCAGGGGGGTGGTGACGCTCCCGTTTGAGATTAACAAGAATCCGACCTTATTCGTCGTTTCAGGCTGAATAATCCTAAAACCGCTTACCTCGAATATCTCATCCTCGTCTGCTGCCGCGTCCCTCGTCTTGAATATCATCTGGGAGGCCGGGAGCCCTTCTCCGTAGTTGATTGCACAGTCATCGCCCCAATCGCTGGTAGGGGTAAACGACACGCCGCTTGCAAAGGTCAGTCGTGTTCCTGTAGACTCGGATGTGCCCGCGCCGTTTAGCTTTATCGCCCTGTCCATCCACAGCCTGTCGGTCCACGTGCATGCCCCTGCGCCGACCGATACCGTCCCTCCCCTGGCCGTAGCATCAACGGCAGCCTGAACATCTGCGACCGAGCACGTTGCCGGCACGCAGGCATCACAGTTGTGATCCCCCGGTGAGCACGGAGCGCCGAGCAGGGTACACGTCGGGGCCGCTTCGGCAATACCGCAAAGGGCGAAAATAAGGAATAATGCAACGAGTGTTTTTTTCATATTCACCTACTTGTATAGTTGCAGCATCTGGCATTGTGTAGAGCTTACCGGCATCCAGATAAGATCGGTAGCTGCCCGGTGTGCGTTTTCCGTTGCGCACGTGCCGTCTTTTCCTAAATACATATATGAGCCGGTTGTGACGGCGCTGGTATAAAATACTGCATGGTATGTCTGCCCGCTGGTTATGGTCGGCTTTGTCCCCACATAGTCCCAGCACATCCACTGCCACGTCCCGGTAAGGTTCCCCGTCATGTCTTTTGTTTCAAACGTGCCGTTGGTGATTACGGCGTTTGGCTGGTCCGGGGTAGGGGTTGTGTTGTTGGAATAGAGGTACGCCGTTACGTTGAAACCGGGGTCGGCGCCCGTATTGCTTTTGGTGTAGGTGCACACCTTGCATATATCGGCAGTTTCTTCCGCAACAAACATGGATGACGCATAGCGGGTCCCTGACGCAGTCCCGATCTGGAACACGTCAGAGGCGTAGTCTTCTATGCTGGTGGCAAATGACACCTTTGTGTTGCACGCGGTCTCGGTCGCGGGAATGCCGCCGACGGCGAAGGTCCCGGCACAGAGAGGGGCTGCCAGAATCACGATAAAGACGATGGTTAAAAGCAGTTTTTTCATAGTCACCTCGTGCACCCGTAAACATCTATTGACCCATCTACGAAGTTAACATCGGCCGTATCGCAGGAGCTTGTTCCATAACAGCTTCGTATCCCTTCCGAAGCATAGTATTCAAATGACCTCACGATTGAACCTCCTTCTATGTTGCATAGCCAGTACGTACCCGCATCAACATCAACCGGGGAGGCAAGGGTATGCGTTTTGTCCCCGTAGGACGTGCCCCCCATATCCTCATCATTTTTGGCTGAGTCCGTTCCGGTCACGCACGTTGTCCCGTCGGGCAAATCTGTTCCTGAGCTGTGAGGAAGCAGGCAGATCGTTACTGTCCCGTCGCCTGAATCGTACCTATAGCGGGCTATATATTCGGTAATTGTTATATTGCTTCCAAGCACATGCTTTGTGCAGGCATATTTCGACCCTCCGCCTGTTGTCCCCGTCCCGAGGTAGTTTATCTGTACGGAGTCGCTCGCTGTGGTACAGGCACCGTCACCGTCATTGTAGGTACAGCCATCGAGCGTGTCTATTGAAGCCCCTGCAACCCCGTTTATCGTGGCTATGGATGAGTCTGCCACCCCGTCGACAGTTGCGGCATTTCCACCAAATAGTGTGGCCGGGAGGATTAAGGATAAGAGTAAAAGTAAAACTATCATTCAAGCACCGTCACGGTAAGAGAAGGCATGACCAGGATGCTGTCGGCGTGGATAGCAATACCTATTCTCTGCACCCCGTTTCCCGAACCTATGTCTCCCACTGTTGCCGTCAAAGCACCAGCTCCGCTGTCGTCAACATAAATTATCCCTCCCGGCGTCCAGGCCCATGAGGTGTTCGTGACTGATCCATGGGTGAGGATTGTGCATGTTGCAGCTGCATTTCCACCTACTACCGCAATCCCTATGGCCGGCAGAAGTGTTGCCGGTGTATCGGCATTTGCAAGGGCAACTTCTCCATCACCGTTGATAACTACCGGCTGACCTAACGCTATGGTTTCGTGGCAGGTAAAATCCATGACGATCCCCGAGTAATGGGCGGTCGTTGCGTTCTTGGATATCTTTATTTTCGGCTCAATCGTCCCATTGCCAAATGTCTCTGACCATGCAGGATTTGCGGCTGACCCGCCGCTGAATAATCCCTGGCCGGCTGTTCCCGTTGCAAGTGAATCTAACACCGCCGGCGTGTTGCTGTCCCACAGGGCAAGGGCGTAATTAGTACCACCGGTAACTGACGCTGCGCTTAGCGAACTCATGGGAGCCATTGTCCCGTCAGTTCCGACGCCAACGGGCCTCGTGCTGTCTGGGAGCGCAGAAAACCAGGTAACGTTAAACGACGCATCTATCGTTGTTGGCGAGTTTATGCAAAAGTACGTTGAGTTTCCGACGGAGTAGAAACATGATTTCCCTGCCGTCGTCGACCCGTCGCCCTTGAGATCTAGCTGGCCCCTGATCTCGGCGCCGGAGCCGAAGATCTTGGCCAGCTTCCAGCGCTTGTTGCCGGCGTTGGCGTCGGGGGTGATGGTGTCGGGGGATGCCTCGGCCGGAGGATCCGACACGTAGTTCTCCAGGCGGTAAGGGTAGAACTCATACGTTCCGGAGTTGTCCCGGAAGACGAACCCGGAGTCGCCGCCGGTGAGGTTGTCGCCGTCGATGGCGTCGAGAAAGCCGGCAGACCCCCCTTCCAGGTCGATGGCCCACCACATCTTGTTCGCAGCGAAGGCGGAAGGAAAAAGGTTAAAGGTTAAAGGTGAAAGGTGAAAGGGGCAGGGTGCAAGGGGAAAGGTTAAAGGTAAAAAGATAAGAAGGACAAAAAAGACACAGGCAAGATTGCCGCGCTTCGCTCGCAATGACACCTTTTTTATTGTATCAATTATTTTATTTTTCATTTTCTCATCTCCTTTAACCTTTCTCCTTATACCTTTAACCTTGTACCTTTCCCCTTTAACCTTTAACCTGCCTTACGAATGTTTCGTTATCTTCACCACCGTGTAAACCTCATTTCTGCCCGATCCGGACGCGCGCCCGAGGCCGTTGTCAGGCTGGCCGGTGGCACAATAGTGGACGATCCGGTACCGGTGCGCCGCATTGCTTACCGTGAGTAGCCCCTGGAGAACGCTCCTGCACGCCCCGTAGGTGCCGTGGGCATACTCCGACGTGCCGATCAGCTCGTACGTGGAGGTATCTACGTTGTACAGGCATGCCTGGTGCTCTCCTGCCTGGTGGGCGGGAGCGGAGGCCTCGATATAGTACGTGCCCACCGCAAGGGAGAACATGCTGCTGGCCAGGCTGCACCAGTCACCATACCCCGATATGCCGGTGAGGGTGTTGAGCGTCCTGTTGTGGTATGTTCCCCCGGTGGTTGTTCCGCCATGAACGGTTGTGGCCTTCACGTCGCTGATGAGCGCCCACGGGAGCACCGCGCCTCCCAGGATGGCGTTGACCTCGGCGGCGGTCAGGGCCGCGATGTTTCCGCCGGTCTTGCGCCCCAGGATCCTCTGCTCTGCCACGGCAACTGCTGCCGGCGTGTTGTCGGACATTGCCGCCAGGATCGTGTTCGCGTCGAAGAGGGCCTTTGTCACGTAGCCGATGACATCGAGCGCCCCTGTGGTGATGTTGACGCTCAGGATGGACACCCAGCCGGCGGTCACGGTGTAGCGTTTGAGGATCTCCGGGTTCGCGCTGTTGTCCCACCAGAGCATTCCTTCGTACGGTGCGGGCGGGGCGGGGGCCCCCCGGTTCATGGAGCCCAGCGCCGCGAACGCTGCCTCCAGGACGGTGGCAAGGGACGCCATCTGGAGCGGTGATGTGGGGATGGTGAAATCATCAACTTGACTCATGTTTCCTCCTTCGTCGGAAAGCAGGTGAAAGGTTAAAGGCTAAAGGTGAAAGGTTAAAGGTAAAAGGCAAAAGGCAAAAGGCAAAAGGTTTAAACCTTGGACCTTGTTCCTTGCACCTTTCCCCTTGCACCTTGCCCCTTGCCCCTTGCACCTTTTACCTTTCCCCTTCTTTTCTATGCTGTGGGACGCGCGAGACCTTCCGGACCTGCGCCCCCCGGATCTTTGCCGGGCTGCTCTTTTTGGTGACAACGACCGGGCTTTTCCCCGGCTGTTCTTTTCTTCCATCTTCCATCTTCCCGCTTCCCTCAGTCTTTCTCATAATACTAACCTCCTGGATTGCCACGTCGCTTCGCTCCTCGCAATGACAGTTTGTTTAGTTTTTGCTTCCCTCTTCCGAGCGAGCACCGCGAGCGGTCTTCCATCTTCCCTCTGCTGTTTTCATATGTCTTCCTCTCCGTATCCCCTGGCGACGCCGGATATGGTCCGGGCAACGCCGGAGCTTCCGTTGGTAAACGCTATGGTGAACCCGGTTCGCGTGAGGCCCGTGATGGTATACCCGTCGCCTTCCGCTCCGTTGGCCACGCTGATGCCCACCGATGGAGCGGCAAAAAAGGGCGGGTCAAACGACACTGCCGTTCCCCCGATCTCCACTGCCTGGTCAAAGGGGTGGACGCGGTCGGCCATGTCGATGTAAATGTCGATAGCCTCCAGAATCGGCGTGAGGGTTTCCACCACCGTCCACAGCCGCGCACGGAACTGGAACGCCCGGGCGGTGTAGTCGCCCACGAGAACCCGCTGCCACTCCGACCAGGTAGGCGTGCCGTCCGGGTCGTCAGCGGTGAAGCGCATCTCAAGGTCAATGCCGCAGGCCCCTTCCACCGCCCCGTAGAGGTCCGACGAATCGTACAGGTCTGCCAGGTCGTAGAGGTCGGAAAGGATGTCGGCGGACGATGTGGTCATGGAGGCATAGACGCGGGACGTGTAGACCCCTTCGAGGTCTACGGTGTCGGAGAAGGTGTAGGTGCCCTCCGCGAGCGCTACGGCCTCCGTGGTCTGGTCGGCGAATTCGGTGTCGGCGGTATCCTCAAACTCGGTTGTGTCGTCCTCGAAGGTAAGGTCGGCCCCGTAGGTGCCTTCCGGCGTGAGGGTGAGGGTAATGCCGCCCAGTTCCGCGTCGTAATCCGCGTTGTCGCCGGTTCCGTCCCATGCGCCGTCGGGCAGCTCCAGGAGTTCCGCGTTCGTGAACCCCGTGATGTGGGACACGTTCGCCAGAGCGATCGTGGCGGTTGCGCTTTCGATGCCCCGGTGGTCGACCGCCTTGATAAGGTAGGAGCCGATCATGGCAGGGGCCGTTATATGGGTGGCGGGCTTGCCCACCCGCTCGACGATGTCGATGGAGTCGCCCCACGTTGCGCCGGTGAGTAACGCGGACCAGCGGATCCGGTAGTGGGAGAGGTCGATGTCGGTCACGGGCAGCCACGAGAGGTGGGCCTCTGATCCCACGATATTGCAGGCGAAGTATTCCACGTTCGAGGGCGGTTCGGCCTGGCCGATGACGGTGTGGGAGACGGCCCCGCTCCAGGCTCCGTATATGCCGTAGACGCTGACGGCCTGGGCCTGGATGGTGTAGTTTTCCGCCTCTTCCACCTCGGTGAGGACGGCGGTGGGGTTGTCGACAGGGGCTTCTGCGTAGTCCCACATGGCGGAGCCGGTCACCTTGTAGCGGACGCGGTAGTGGTCTATCCGGACGGGCGCATCGGCGCACACGCAGGCGGCAAGAATGCGGGCGCGGAACTGGCCGTCGGTTGTTACCTCCAGCGCGGAGGTGCCTGACCTGACCGATACGATGGACGGCGTGGCCGGCGGGATATCGGTGATGTTCCCGATAGGGGTAATGTGGGTGTCAAACTCAGGGATCGTGCCGGTGTCCGCATCGTAGATTGCATCCGCCACGTCCACCAGTTCAAGTTGGGCCGTGAGGTCGGACGACGCGTGGATGGCTTTCACCAGGCACTCTGCTGTCTCCAGGGTGATGGTTCCGATAATGCAGAGATCTCCCACGGCAGGTGCGGATGCCAGGGCAACGGGCGTTGCAAAGGTGACCGTGGTGTAGTCCCCGGCGTCGCCGGTGGTGATGTTTTCCAAAAGGCTGGTGTTGCCGGAGTCCGACATGCGGACGCGGATCACGTACTGGCTGACGCCGTCGACCGTGTAGGCCTCGTCGAGCTCCAGCGCCGTGACGTTTGTTCCCCCGCCGTCCAGGGTGCGGCCCGTGATCCTGCCCCACTTTGTGCCCCACATGGGGACATCGTGGGAGACGCGGACGCGGGACCCCCGCGTGCAGACGAGGTGCTCGAAGTCCATGGACAGTGTGTAGACCTCGGGGCGAAGCCGCGCCTGGGCTATGTGGTAGCGCCCGAACTTCCAGACCAGGTCAGGGTGGGTGATGCCGGGGAGGCTGATGGACTCGAACTGGGTTGCGGTGTCCTCGTCGTAGCCGTCGTCATAGACGATGCGCTCGTCGTCGGCGTACCCGTTCAATTCGTTCTTGAACTTGATGCGGAACCCGTGGGGGCGGTTGTACAGCATCTTCTGGGCGGAGAACCCCCACGAGTTGCGGGGGGTGATGTGCTGCATGACCGGGGTGCCCTCGTGGTCGTAGACAACGCCCCAGGTCCCGTCGGACAGCGACGGCGACCCGCGGCCGGCAGCGGCTATGTCTGCCAGACACTCCCAGACGGACGAGACGGAGTCGCGCACCATGTTGAACTCGTAGCCGGCGGTATCGCAGAACGTGTACCACTCTCCGAGTATGGCGTCGTTGATCTGGGCGGCGGTGCGTGCCCGTGCGTTCGCCGGGTGCATGAGGACCATCCGGAAGAGCGCGGCGGGGTTTTTCTCGACCTGCTCCCCGGTCCATTCATCCCCGTCCCAGGGCGTTGCGTAGGAGCTGACAACGCCGTTTAACGAGCTGATAACGCCGTTTAACTGATCAGACGCCTTGATACGGATGGCAGTCATGGCGAGGTCGGCCGGAAAGCTCACCGGGTGGGCGTTGAAGATGGAGCGCAGGTTTGTCCAGAAAAGCGTATCGTAGGTCTTGGGGTCGGCCACGTCGGTGCCGTTGCGGGTTACGGCGACCTCATAGGTCTTGGTGGGGTCCACCGCCCACCGGTACCCGAACCGGAGGGTCTTTGTGGTCTTTTCCCGGAGGACAAACTCGTACTGCATTATCCAGTCAGCCGCGCCCACTTCCCGGTAGTAGACGCCGGCCCACATTTTGCACCTTATGAGCCATGATGAGGAATCGTCCCAGGCCGTGCGGGCGAGCCCGGTGGGGAACATGATGTCCACGGACAGCTCGTCAGCCCCGGATTCCGCCTGGCGGATAACGGTGCGCCACGCTGCCATGGTAAGCTCAAGGTTGATGGACTGCTGGACCACCGTGTCCGGGATCAGGGTGAGGTCCGCGTCGGTGGATCTGCCCTCCTTGGTCTCGATCTCGTAATCCGTATACTCCGTGAGGAGGGTGTCGCCGATCTTTATATCCTCGATCTTGAGCGGGCCATAGCCCCAGACGAAGAGCATGCGGAGGTATTCGTCGTTGCCCACAATTTCCGTGTAGGGGAGGGCGCCGTAGAGGGGATACATGCGGTGCGTCCCGAGGACGACCGGGACAGGGCCGAAGGGGTTGGCCGAATTGCTCCCGCCGGTGATGCCGTAGGTGGCGTCCTCTTTCTTGCGCAGCGCGGTGGATGTCTCCGTCCGGATGGGTGCGATAGCGTTCACCAGGATCATGCCGGCGGTCATGGCTGCGGTCTGAATAAGAGCTATGCCGACATTCGCCGTCGTTCCGATCTGCGCGGCAAAAGCGGGGCCGTATGCCTGCCCGGTCATAATGGACGCCACCACGACGGCGACCATGAGCAAGGTGCGGGTGATGTCCATGTTCCCGCCGTTGTGCAGCGCGTGGTAGACGCAGACGTGCTGGTCGGGAAGGGGAACCGTATCCCATTTTTCAGGAGGAAGTGGCTCTCCGTTTACTTCAACGAAATAAGGTTCAAGGTTCAAGGTGCAAGGTTCAAGGTTTAACCTTTCCCCTTTAACCTTTTGCCTTTTTCCTGTCGCCGCAATGATTATGTCGCGGATTGTTGCACCCGCCGAAACCTGCACAATGCGGGGAGAAACAAACGGTAACGGCGATACGGTGACGGGCCTATTCATGCGCTCTCCAATAAAAGCCTATTACCCTGTCTTTCCACAGAAGGCCGGCGTAGTCCTCGACGCAGCTATTGATCCCTTCCGTGATGTGGAGCATTCGCCGGGAATCGATGACGACGCCCACGTGGCTCGGTACCCCTTTTGTCCGGAGAAGCACCACGTCAAAGGGCTGGGGCGATTCATAGGGTGACCTGCGCTCCCACAATGCCCGTTCCTTATCCATCATCTTTGCCCGCCTGAGCATGGTGGCTACCGAACCGTCGGTGAACATCCCCCGGTAATCGGGCAGGAGAATGCCAAGCTGATCCATATAGACCATCCATACGAGGCCCCAGCAGTCCACGCCGGCCTTGTCGCGGCCATCATAGAGGAAAGGGATGTCGATGTAGGCGTTCGTCCATGTAATAGGAGGAGCAAGGTTAAAGGTTAAAGGTACAAGGTCAAAGGGGCAAGGTTCAAAGTTTAAACCTTTAGCCTTTAGCCTTTCTCCTTTCCCCTTTCCCCTTTCCCCTTTTGCCTGTAGTTTCATTAAAACAACCCCGGAAAAAATGCGGGCGAGAAGGTGCCGGACGGGAAGGGTTCGCGGTCGAGGGTCTCCAGGGAGAGGGTGCCCCTGACGATGAGGTCGTCATAGTAGATATGGGTGAGGAGAAACTCCGGCCAGGTTACCTCCACTGTGTCGGGGTCGTTATCAAGGACGAGCTCGACGGTGACCGTGGGCGGCGTGAAGAGGGACCGGATGATCTCCGTGTAGCCGCGGTCGATGTTGTCGAACTCGATGGTCATCTGACCGGGGCCCTCGTCGGTGTCGGAAGGTATCTGGATGCGCGGGGAGAGAAAGATGTAGGTGTTGCCCCGGCTTACCGTGCCATAGACGATGTTTGACTCGTACTCGCGGATCCGCCCGGTGGGGTCGCTGGAGATCAGGATCGGTTCGAGGAGGTCGTCATGGTCGATGGTGATGAGCGCGATGATGACGCGGTCGGTCTCGGCAGCGTAGGCCGCCTGACGGAAATTTAACGATGGCATGGCTCACTCCGTTCGCGGGAACAAGGTTCAAGGTTCAAGGTGAAAGGGGCAAGGGGCAAGGAACAAGGTACAAGGTTTAACCTTTCTCCTTTAACCTTTAACCTTTCACCTGTTTTTATCACGGCAATATCTCCATCTTCATGCTTATCCTGATGTTCAGGGGGTCGATAGGCGTCAGGATCGGCGGCTCGGTGAAGCGCATCTCGACAACGCCGGTGGTGATATCGACGAGGGAGACCTCGTCGAACAGCATGGTTCCGGCGGTGTCAGATGCCTTGTAAACGTGGAGCTGATTGCAGGTGTCCGTGACGGTAAACGATAAATGATGGTGCGCCCAGGCTGCCCGCGACGTGCCTGTGAGCTGGTGCCTGTTTTCGACGCCGTTTTCGTTGATGTTGACGATAAAGGATTCGTCGCCTGATGTGCCGGTGAGCGCATAGATGCCAAGAGAATACTCATGGGCAAGGGTGAGGGAGATTGCCTGATCGATGCCCTGATATGTTCCGTCATCCCGCGATATCTGCACACAGTTCCCGTACATCCCCCCTGACACTATTGAGGCTGTGGTGTCCGCGGAGGGGTTTTCGCTCCACCCTGTTATAACGCTGTCGAACCCGCCGTTGGTAAGGAGGTTGGTGAGTTCGGTGTCGGAAAATGGGTCTACCCACCCGAAGCGCAAAGCGCCTCCCATGAGAACGTTGTAGTACCAGGCGCGGAAAAACACGAGCTGGGCAGGGGTGACGACGATCTCTCCGGAAATGGGCCGGGGGGCTGCGGTGAACCGTCGCCTGGCCTTTGCCGGACCTGCGTCCATCTGGGTGCGGAGCACCTGGTCGGCGAATTGCTCGCCGTATCCGGATATCAAAAGCTGCTGAGGCAATATGCCGGGCCAGAGTATCATAATTGCACCCGGGCGATTATGAAGGTTAAAGGATAAAGGTGAAAGGCTAAAGGTTTAAAACCTTTCCCCTTGTACCTTTCCCCTTGTGCCTTTCTCCTTTCCCCTTTCATCTGTTCACCAGCCTTTGGGATGTTGTGAAGTTCTGCCGCATGACCTTGTTCGAGGATGACCCGAACTGGCCGAGCTTTGATGCAACCGCACGGTCGATCATCACGTCGAGCTCGATGCCGCCGTTGTTGTCCCGCGATTGCGTCGTAACCTCCGCGCCCGCGTTGTTGATGATGTTGATGACCGGGGCGCTGCCGGACCCGCTGCCGGATCCTCCGCCTGCTGCCGCGATGCTTTTCGCCGCGTGGACGTAGCCGCTGTTCTCGCCCATCATTAAAAACTGCCTGCCGCCGGTGCTGAGGATCTCCGGGGCGCCCCGCTCGTTGACCTCATAGAGCTTTCCGGGGGAAACCGCGCCGCCGAACGCCTTGCCGGGGCCGAACAGGTTACCGAGCCAGGAGCCGCCTGCGGCCGTGCTGATCGAATCAAAGAGGGGCTTTAGCATCTGCTGGTAGATGATCATCTTCATCATGTCGGCGATGATGGACTTGGCCATGTCGGCAAAGGAGGTCTTGCCCTCCAGGGCAAAATCGACGATGGCGTCGGCCGAGTCCCTGCCCCATCCCTCGATGGCCCTCTGCAGGTCGCTCAGCTGGTCTTTCTGCGTCTTGGTCGCGCTCTCAAGCTCGTCCTTTGCCTTTTTCATGCCCAGCGTGTACTGATCCCATGTGATTGCGAAGCCGTCAAGGTACTCTTTTAGTTCCTTCACTCGCTCGTTATATTTCTCCTGGGGTGTAATAAGCTCCTCATTGATTGTCTTGATGCGCTGCATGCGGTCCATGGTTGACAGTACCGATTCTGCGAGCTTCAGCTGTTCCTCTGACGCCCCCTGGATGGCGAGCTTGTAGAGGGTGGCGTCTTTCGCGCTCATGCCGAATATGGCCAGCTCCTGTTCCAGGGCAACGATCTCCTTGTCCAGGGCTTCCAGGAGTTTCTGCCGCTCGATGGCGTTGTTCTGGATGTTCTTCGTCATCGCCTCGGCTTCTATCCGCGTATCCTCCATGGACTGCTTGTACTCGTAGTTTTTGGAGACAAGGGCGGCGATCTCCTGGCCCTTGGCCGAATCAAGGGTGACGCCCGCCTTTTGCAGGGCGTTGTATATATCCTGTTCTTTTTCCAGCCGCAGCAGCTGATCGTACTGGAATTTAAGGCTCTCCGTCACCTTCCGGATGGCGTCGGCCTGCTTTGCCGCATCATCAGCCGCCTTCTTCCGGGCCTCCGCGTTTTTCAGGGAATCGGTGTAGGGGGTCTTCAGGGGGCCAAGACCTCCGTAGGGGCCTGGCATGTAGGTTTGGTTCATAGCGATGGTGCTCAGCTTTTCGTCGGCCTGTCTTCTGTTTGCCGCCCTGCCTTCCGCGCTGAACAGGTTCTTGATGATGGTTGCCACTTCGTATGCCTGGCCGATGACGCCGGCGATCTCTTTTCCCAGGGATTCCCAGAAATCTTTCGACGCGGCCTTTGCCCGCTGGAAGGCAAGGGACGTTTCGTCGAGGGTTCCGATGAGGGCCTTCTGGTTTGCCGTGTTCTCCATGATGACGCGAAACATGTCAACTTCTTCCCCGGCTTTCTTCGCCGAGTCCACGATCTCCATCTGGGCTTTCGTGATGAGGCCGTATTTTACGAGCGTCTTGGTCTTCATCATCTCGACGGCATCGACGATATCGGCAAACGCATCTCCCACATCCTCGCCCATGCGGATAGCAGCCACGGTCGAGATGTCCGCCAGCTTCGTGATCTGGTCCTGGGACAGCCCGCCGGTAATACCTTTCATCGCCTTCTGCATCAGGTCCGATTCGTCGACCGTCCCACGCGTAGCCTCTTTCAGGGCTTTCACCCAGGCATCGGCGTCGATCTGGAGGTTGTCCGTCGCATTCCTGAACGCGGTCTCCGCCTGGAGCGCCTTTGCGCCGATCTCAGCCAGGCCCTTGATGGCGCTAACCGAGGCGTATGCGCCCAGGATGCCCACTGCCCGCGTGGCGAGGGTGCGCATGGTCGCCATGCCGGAGCCCAGGTCGTTCACCGACTGCTTCGCCCGCTTGATTTCCGCCACGAGCTGGGTGGCGTCCGCCTGTATTTTGAGCTTTACGTTCGAATCAGGCACGTTTTCCCCTCATGCCGGCGTTGTGCGCCAGAAACAGGTCCTTTGATTTCTGCGCCACATGCGACGGCTGGATCCGGTTGTCTTTCCTGCTCATCATGTCTTCCATCCTCGGCAGCTTCTTTGCCCTGGTGAGGGCTGCCAGTATCCACATCCTGCCGGTGCTGCCGTCGTGCAATGCGCCCATGGCGAGGCGCGTCAGGTACGGCGTCAAATCCCAGAAGTCTTTCGGCGAAATACCCGCCCGGACAGCCTCTTCAAACACTGCCACAGCCCACCCCCGGGAAGGTTTTTTTTTACGCCCTCATCCCCCGGCGGGGGAAGCTCCGCGCCGAAGTACGCCCAGCGCATAACTTCCTGAACCTCCCGGGCGAAGGGGATAAGCGGCGGCGACAGATCCATGATCCGCTCCGGCGTCATGTCCGGGTGTTTATCCCTGAGTCCCGTTGATGCCACGGCCGCCAGGATCTCCGCCTTGAACAGGTTCGGGTTGTCGCCGTACATGGCCTCTATTTCGGCAAGGGCGCGCCAGGGAAAGCGCAGGGTGTAGGCCGTGCCGTTTATCGTTACCGTCTTTTCGCCCGTTACGGGATTCACATTTCCTCCTTCGTCGGAAAGCAGGTAAAAGGTTAAAGGCTAAAGGTTAAAGGCTAAAGGTTTAAACCTTGTACCTTTCACCTTGCACCTTTCCCCTTGCCCCTTTCCCCTTTCCCCTTGCACCTTGCCCCTTGCTCCTGCTTTTATCATGCAAACGTTACTGCCCCGGTGATCTTGAGGGTAACGGACCCTGAGAGCTTGCCGTCAACCGCCGCGCTCGGCCCGGAGACGTTCATCACGTAGGCGGAGAAGGTAGCGGTTGAGTCGTCGGAGTAGGTCACTTTGAAGGTTGTGAGCGCCCGCGAAATGCGGACAGCCCGCAGGGCAGCCTGGCCCACATCGTCAAAGAGCCAGTTGAGGCTGAAGGTGAATGTCCCCCAGTTGGCCAAACCGATCAAAAACTCCTTTGCCGTTGACTGAAGGTGGGTACAGTCGATCTCTGTTGCCCCGCCGTCTTCCCGGTTGAGGTCCACCACCTCGCCGATTTCCGTGTACGTCTCCGGGGTCATGGTGGCGGAGTCGGTGTTGTCGGTGATGGTGAGCTCCGTGGAGTCAAGGTCGATGGCGAAGGTGTCGTCGGTGGCGTATTTCACCACGTACTTATTGCTGTTGATCGATGCCGCGTCGTCGCCGGCAAAGAGCGCTGCCGCAACAACGTCGCCATTAGATAGCCCGTGGGCTACAGCGGTAAGCACTGTCGGGTTTGCGAGGACGATGGCGGTGATGGTGACCGCACCGCCCGTGCCGGTAGCCATTTCAAGCAGTGTGTCCTGGGATTCGATTGCGTCTGACATGGTATGTTACCTCCTTTTTTCTGCGTCGGGCCGTCAGAATGTCCAGCGGGCCGCGCGGTATTCTATGGTCATACTGATGGTAATGCCTGCAATGGTGCGGTCTTCCTGCTCCATGATGATCTCATTGCGGGGCAGCAGGGTGGTGTACGCGAGGCCTCCCCACGTGGGGTCTGTCCCCACCGCGGTATAGATATCCTCGATGAGGTCGTACACGTCGCCGATGTCCGTTGCCCCCGGTGCGCATTTAATCTCGATATCAACCGAGATGGTGTTTTTCATCGACTTCATCGTCTCCTGCTCGTTCTCCGCGGTATGATCGCGGACCGAACACGAGGGAAGGTCTGATTCTGCGAAGGGGATTGTCCGCCAGTGTTTCACGTCGAGGCCGAGGGCGGTCTTATAGCCTGCAGTTTTCTTAATGCCTTGCAGCCTCGTCACCACGGCGGTGATAATCTGCTGTCTTATGCTGTCGCTCATACTTCGCTCCGCAAGCAGGAGAAAGGGGAAAGGTTAAAAGAGAAAGGTGCAAGGCTAAAGGCTAAAGGTTTAAACTTTGAACCTTGCCCCTTTGACCTTGTACCTTTAACCTTGCACCTTCTACCTTGTGCCTTTAACCTTTTACCTTTAACCTTTTTCACTGGTTTCATATCACTCCTTTGATAAAATCAGCAGCGTCATGCCGGTTCCGTCGGGCTGGATGCCGCTCACGAAATAGGTGGTGCCGCCGATCTCAACGGTGCTGCCCTGGACCGCGGTGCTTACGTCTGTTGACGCGCAGAGGATCTGCGGGCCGTAGGATTCGACGCCGTTCACCAGGCGGAACGCATTGTCAAAGATGCCGGTGATGGCGGTGACGGAGTTCAGCGTGGCGTCCACAGCGAACTCGTCCGTGTTGAAGAACGTGGTCCCGATATCGGTCAGTATGTCAGCCTTTAAGGTCATTGCTTACTCCGTGAATAGGCGAGGGGCGAGAGGCACGAGGCTATAGGAGATAAAAGATCAAACCCATTGCCCATTGCCCATTGCCCATTGCCTGGTTGCTTTTTCATTCTTCCACCACCGGGAGGAGCGCGTCGAGCTCGTATTTGCTGCCGTCGCTCGCCGTTATCTTGCAGGTGACCTGGTAGGTCTTGCCGGTTGTGCCCGCCTTGACCCACACGTAAACGGACCCGCCGGAGATGGACTGGGATCCCACGGTAGTGATGGTCGAGGTAACGTCGGAGTCGTCGGCGGTGTCGGTGGCCGTCACCGTGGCGGTTGAGATGGTGGCCGTGCCCAGGTACCGGGTAAAATCAAACTGGATGTAGTATGCTTCGTAGGGCTGCTTTGCCCCGAGTGATAGTCTCATGCTGCGCTCCTTGTGCGGCGGCTGGGTGCTTTGGCTGCAATGACCCTTATCGGGGCCTGGGCGATGACGCGCCTGTTGGGGGCATAGATGATGTCGTGAGGGGTAATAGCCCCGCCGGTGAGATAAAAGTCAACGTCCGTGCCGGTGAGGGCAAAGCTTCCGGATCCGGCGGCCATGATGATGGCCCGCAGGAAAGCAAGGTCCTCGCCGGTAAGGGTGTATGACCCCGCTCCCGCGATGATGGCCCTGGTAATGAGCAAGGCGGCGTTTGTGCCGGTGATGGTGAGGGAGTCTCCTTCGGCTGACAGGAGGGACGATTTGAGGAGATCGGCGGCAAGACCGGTGATCTCGATGATTCCAGCGGCGCATGTGAGGATATACGAGCCGACGGGTGTATAGGTGAGGGTAACGTCAGACCCCGTAAATCCATACGAGCCTGACAGGGCAGAGACAACGGCAGATCGCAGAAGAGTTGCCGCCTGGCCTGATACCGTGAATTCCCCTGCCCCTGCCGACAGGACAAGGCTTCGGAAAAAGTCTGCGTCTGTTCCCGTTATCTCATATTCACCAACCGCCGCACTTAGCACCCTGCTTATCAGAAGGTCAGCGTCCGTTCCTGTCAGGGTTATTGAATCGCCCTCTGCGTCAAGCCTGTATGATGCGAGTAAGGTTGCATCTGTCCCTGTCAGGACGAATGACCCGCCCTCTGCCGTTAAGGTATAGCCGCCAGTGGGGGTGAAGGTTAATGTCGCATCTGATCCGCTTAGGGTGTATTCTCCACCGCCTGCCCCTAATATCAAGCTTCTCAGTAATGCTGCTGCTGTTCCCGTTATCTCGTAGGTTCCCCCTGCTGCTGCAAGGACGGCACTCTTGAGCAAAGCTGCTGCCGTACCTGTCTGAGCGTATGAACCAGCATCTGCTGTGAGAGTGTAGGTTGTTGCACCTTCCTCAGCTTCATAGTAGTACCCGAACAGTCCACCATCACTCCACCTGATAGTGGAATCAGCTAATACCGCCTGTCCGTCAGCCCACTTTATTTCAGTTGCCATCTATCCTCACGTTATTGTTGGTTCTGGCCAGATAAAGACTTCCAACCCTGCTTCGTACTCTGTCAAATACATATCAATATCCACCCAACCATCTAATGCTGTCGTAATTGAGATTGCTAATGTTTGTGTCCAGTCAGTGTCACTTGTTTTTGTATTTATAGCTTGAGAGTCGGTTGACCGTGTTATTGTAAATGGTGAGTCATCACTAATATAGGTTGCCCCTATGACAAGTCCATCGTCAGCGATTCCACCTCCTGATGAAAAAGTAGTATAAACCTTGAAGGTTATGGTGTGGGAACCAGCGGCTAACCAGATACGAAACGGATTCAACTCACTGAATATAGGTAATTCCAATGGCGGGATCGAAAGTATTGCTTGAAGGTTTGATACTTCTATGCAATAACCACTACCACCATCAGGGTCTTGATCTGGGTAGTCAGCCGTTGCCCCATCACAGGCTGTCATTAATATATCACCGTTAGAATGGTATGTTCGCTGGTCATTTGCTATATTGTTAAAGTGTCCAAATTTAAAGCTGCCTGTGCTTGCTATCGCTCCCTTTGATGTACTTCCTGCCCAGCTTTCAGGCAAATCGGTATTTACTATTACCCCTTCTCCACCAACTGAATAAACAAAATCAGTTGTGTTATTAGCGACAGACCCACCTATTATTTTACCTACCCCACCATACCAGAAATATTGATTAAACTGCCATGTGCAATCAATGAGATGTGAACAAACAGTTCCATAGGGTGGAGCGTAACAACTACCAATAAAGTTACAGGAGTAAAACCTTGCAAAATAGGTATTATTCCATGCATAACATGAGATAAAATCGCAGTTGGTAAAAAGCATTTTAAAAGTAGTATTAAGTGCATATGGTAGACCAATAATTGTACAATCTGTACATTTCCCGTAGGTTGAAGATTGACTTTGAATAGATTGAATCCATAGAAAAACACAGTTTGCGTAAACTACACTATTACAAGACGCCCCATAATTGTTCCCATTCCTGAATAAAGAATAGGAATGTGTCATATAGTTGACACGGACTATTTCGTAGATTCCAACCAATGAGGCATATGAAGTTTTAAACTGATTAGCTGTATGGGCAGAACCACTGTAAATTCTTGGTCTGCTTGTATTCTGGTTTCCAGCAGTCAAAGTTGCCCCTGATTTTCCAACTTTCACATTTCTGGTAATATTGTAAACTGTTGATGTCCATGTACTGCCTACTCCAGCGGTACAAGCTGATATAGCAGAGCTTAATTGAATTGTTGTTCCAGTAATAGCAAGGATTGTCCTTTGAACATAGGCATCCGTATAGCTTGTTCCATCCCCTTGCTTTTCCCATCGTATAAGTAATTCATCCCCTATTGTCCAATCTGCCGACCTATCCTCATTTGTAATGATAGTATCATCAGCATCTGTATTTTCTGCATCATTAGCAAGAGTAGCCGTTTCATTGGTGTATTGTGCAGACCCATAGAAATAGCATTCTGCCCCACTTGCTCCAGCAAAACTGATTCCTTTTGAATTGTCACCCGTTGTATTCCAGTACAGTTCTGCGGTATGATCTGCCTCTATTGGATTTGCGGCAGTTCCTACATTTAGTTTTCCTGATGACCCTATTGTAAGGTCAACATGGGCAAATACTAATTTTGTATCCATACTCTTTAAGAAGGTAAGGGTTCCGTTAACAGTGCTTGCCCCAAGCTCATTTGCTTCTGACACATTGTATATAACCGTATCCCCTGCGGTTATTGTAAAGGTATCACCAGCATTTCCAGGCCAGTCAGTTCCTTTAGAGCCAGGAGATGTGTTGCCCCATGTTGCTCCATCATTCCAGTTTCCACTACCACCACTCAATGCTGATGCAAAAGCTGCCATTAGGGTTTAACCTCCGATGCTGATATTATCTCTGTTTTCGATTTAATATCAGTTATTTCTTCATCTTTTGTAAGTAACTCCTTAGATACCAAAATGGCTTTTATCTCCGCTTCTTTGGCTGCAACAGCATCATCTACCATCTTTATCATAGGGTCTGGAGGTGGTGGAAGAGGTTCAACATCTATCCCTTTCAGCCTTTCAACAATTACTGTTACCAGTTCCATTTCTTCTATCTTCATAGAAGACACTGGCACGACATCGTTGATATGCGTTCCGTCTGGTCTTGCCACAGTATAACGGCACTCTGGCCCCCACGGACGATTTATCAGCTTATGGGTTATGTATGTGTAGCCTTCTATTTCTAATGCCATGGCCTACCTCAACTTTGCTGTCTTGAACTCATACTCACAGTGCGGACAAACAAAAGTAAGGATGTTTCCATCCTCTTCTTTTAGTTTCAACTCAACCCTCAACCCACGTTTCGGACAGTCGTGCCAAAGACGTGGAAAGTATTCCATCCTTTCTTTATTCAAAACATTGTCCACAATATACATACCTTCTGATAATCTTCTCATGGTATTCCTCCTTTTATACTAATGTGAACAGGCTTGCCCCAAAGTCCACTTTGAACTTCTCTCCTGCTGCAAGGGTTACAGGTGAACCATAGTCCCACCAACAAACAAGAGCATCCGAGCCATGAGTATCATTGTAGATAACAGCATACTGGAATGGACCAACTGCCCCTTCTGCCGTCCACTCGACATCAACTGCCGTAACAGTCAACGTACCATCAGCTTCACTCAGGTCATTCTGGATATCAGCTGCTGCATACCCATTTTCCTCAGTGAGGCCAGCAAGGTCTGTCTTGACAGAATCAGCTGAAGCAGATGGAGCGTTGTTGGTAAGGTAGACTTTCAACACATCTCCTGCTGCATGAAGGTGATGAAGCCCCTTGCCTAATTCCTCTACAAAATTCTGAAATTTGTTATAAGTTGCCATGGTTTCCTCCTAAAACAATTTTCATTTTGCCCTCAGATTCAACGGTTTATTCGGTGTCACCACTCCACTTATCTCATTGCTCGGTACACTCTCATACTCACCCTGATAGGCTGTAGCAACAAAGTATTTCAAGCCGTTGGATGTGGTGAATGTGACCTGTGTTGCTGTCGAAGGGGTAATGGTTGCTACCTTGTTAACAGGGGCAACCACCACATTTGGTGAGTTGGACACGTAGACGTTGAAGCCGTCTGCAAGGTCGGTGTAGGCATCCCATTCAAGGGTGACCGTTCCGGCACAGCCGTATCCTGCGGTGAGGATAAGGATAAGGGTGATGATAAGGGTTTTCATAATTGCTCCTTTAAAATCGGTGATACGTCATTCTTTTTTTCCCGTGTACCAGCCGATGACGACGACGCAGATCCCGACGATGGAGACCTGCACCTGGGCGGGTACCTGAAAATCAATGTTAAAAAACGACATCACCCAGTTGAGGATGATGGCAATGCCGGCGATGACGCCCACTATTGTGGTGTTGAGGTCTTTTCCCATGGGTCACGCTCCTGTCAGAAATACTTTGAACCACTTGTAGAGGCTGACGCCGTATTCGTCCCAGTAGAACTTGCCACCCACGTATTCGAGGCGGACCACGGGGCCGATAAGCCTGCCTTTGTCCTCGTTGGTGATGGTGGGCTGGGCGCAGAGGGTGTCAAGCTCGTCGATGGTCTCCTGGATGTAGTACGGCACCTTGCGCTTGTAGTCGCTGGACGATACGCCTTTGATGAGGCCGGAGACATACGGCCAGTGCTCTTTTACCTTGTCCGCGCTTGCCAGGCCTATCTTTGCGGAGTTGGCGAAGGAGTCGGCCACGTTCCCTCCGATCTTGGTGGCCACGTGGGATGTGGCACAACCGAATAAGGCAGTGGTAAGGATTGAGGGGATAAGGATTAGAAAGAGCAGGGCAAGGTTGCGACGTCGCTTGGGTGCTCCTCGCAATGACAGGCTTTCTTGAGGGTGATCTCGCAATGACAGGCTTTTTAATCCATAACCCATAATCCCTAATCCTGGTTTTCTCATATCCATTCTCCTTCAAAGATGATCTCATAATGCTTGCTGATGCGCCATTCGTCGGCGAGGTTGTCGGGGTTGATGCCCCACCAGTTGCGCCGCAGCTCGCATTCAAATTCGAACTTGGCGACGAGCTCGGAACACACCGGGTATTTCCAGTGCACGTATTTGGCCAGGCCGAGGGCGTGGAGCGGGAGCCTCGGGAACGGGTACATATTGCCGTTGAGCTTGGCGATCTTTGGCCAGGCGTCTTCAAAGCGCTTTTCGGTCATGAGCTTGTGGCATGCGATGATGACCGGGCAGCCTTTATACGCGTCGAGGCCGCTGTACCTGATTTTCCAGAGGGCCTCGAAGGTGCGGCCTTTGGTGCCGACGATGATGCCGGCGTGGTTATACGTGCTCTCGTTGTCAACGGATTTGGCTTTCTGAAAGAAGTTTATGGCGTGGGCGAGGCTGCTGCCTGAGTTGACGGCGAATACCATGCCCGCCGCCAGGGCGGGACGGGGCGCGGGCGGGAAAGGGTTAGAACCTTGAACCTTGAACCTTGAACCGTTGTTATCGGTCGCTGAGGATTCGTTCTGCTGCATTTTTTTGACCTGTTGAACCATCTATGCCTCCACCGCTATGCGGAACGCGTCCAGGTCGAACAGCGTGCCCGGACAGGTCTTGTTTGCGAAATCCCTATGGCCGTGAATGCGGGCCGTGGGGATGGCGTACTGGCGGCAGAGCCACTTGACCAGGGCAACGCCCTTTTTCCATTGTTCGGCAGGGGGCGGGGCCTCGTCGAAATTGCCGACGAAGCAGACGCCGAGCGTGTGGTTGTTCTGGCCGGCGGTGTGGGCGCCGGGAATGTCAGGCATGCGGCCGATAAGTATCTCATAGCTGCCCTTCGAATCTCCGGGATCCGCGACGTGCTCGATGCCGAAGTGGTAGCCGATATCCTGCCACGCGCATGCATTGATGTGGTAGCGGCGGATGGCGTTCCAGGACACGGTGCCGGAGTCTTTGGTTGCGCTGTGATGGAGTATGATGCGGTCGGGTATCAACATATACTTACTCCGTTCATTCCGCTCGCGGATGGCAGCCTTGCATTCCGGGCAGATGGTGTGGTGCTCGCGGTATCCGGTGCGCTCAAGCTCGCAGCGTTCATCGAGGGTAAGGTCTCCCCAGTGGGGCAGGGTGTCGCCCCTGGCATAGCGCTGCACGCGATGGCAGAAAATGCAGATCTTGATGAGAGGCGGCGCCTGAGGCACGGTTCACCGCCCATTCTCGGGCCCCTTTGTTATCGAGATTTCAGCCTTCAGGCTTCTGAGTTCGCTCACGATCTCGGTGGTGCCTGATCTCGGTACAAAAACATTGATCGCAATAAATGCTATAAGGCCGAGGACGATGATCGCAAGCTGCTTGATCGTTGCGGCCGATACTGCTTTGATTATGTTGTTCATCTCTGTCTTTACCCCCTCGACGTCGTCACAGATCCCCCTGATCTTGCTGCAGTCATTGCAGTCTTTCCAGGTTACGTGGAGATCAGTGTCGGGCATGTGTAACTCCTCTTACCTGCCTTTTCTGTCCGGCAGGACAGGACCGAAGAAGTTCTTCCCCGGCCTGTTATTTTTCACCGCAGGCTTGGGGTCAGGCGGGAGCTTGTCCGCGGGAAGGACTGCTTCTCCTCCGGCGAGGAGTTTCTCGGCTACAGAGTCGGGCACGCCTTTTAAGACCATGCCCTTCGGACGGATGGCACCGTCGTAGATGATGTTCCCGGCGCATTTTATATCCATTATTACCTCCGTTTATGGGAGCGGGGTAGCGGAAAAGGTTTTATCCTTTCCCGCCTTTCTCGCTCGTCTCGCTTTTCCCGCTCAATTATGCGGTTATGTTGCTCAGGAGATATCCCGCGGCGGTGAAGATGAAGGCTTCGTCCACGTTGTTGCGGACGCGGTAGACTTCCGACCGCCTTTTCTCCTCCCGGTAATGCTCGGTGATGAGAATCCCGGGCGAGTCTTCTGTCCAGAGGAACGTCCTGCCGAGGCACGGCTCCCTCAGGTCCTGGGAACCGGAGCTGATCCGGGCGAGGAGCGCATACTCGTCATCCCAGATATCGGCGATGGACATGGCCTGGCCCTTCTTGGCGCTGTCCTTGATGGCGTTGCCGACGAGGACATCCATGCCGAAATACTGGGAAAGCAGCCTGCGCTGCGCCTCTTCGGAATTGACCTGGAGGGGATTGGTATATTGCAGCGCGTCGGTGATTTCCTTGGCTTTGAGCAGGTTGCCGAATACCTTGTAGCTGATGGCCAGCACGTTCGGGGTGAGGCCTGAGGCGGCCCGCATTGCTTCCCGGGCGGTCATTACGTCCGACCTCGGGGTGCAGGACGCGGCGGTTGACCATTCGGTGCTGACTGCCGCGGTCCCGGTGATAAGGCCCGTGTTCTGGAGCATGGCGGCGATCCTCGCCTCGCGGGCACGAAGCACGATGTCGACGGCACGCATGACGGCCACCTGCTCGGCGTCGAAGAACCTCCGGTAGAGCTTGGCCTCGGAGTCGTCGAGAAGCTCTTCCCACCCGTGGTCTTCGCAGGCGTAGGTGCCGGTCTCGAATTCGTAGTCGCCGCGGTTATAGTCAGCCCTGGGGCTTCGCTTGGTGTCCTGGAGCTTGAGGAGCGATTCGATGGGGATCACAGGATACTGGGCGGTCTGGAGCGGGGTGTCGAACACCGGGAGCAGGATGTCCCCGATGAAGCCCCGCTGCGATGCCTCAAGCATGTACTCGTAGGCAATGGCCCCGAGTTCCGGTCGTAAGGTTGTTGATGAGGTTGGTCTTGGCATGGTTCATTCCTCCTTATGATGTTAAGAGCTTGGTCTTATATTCGAGCCAGAGCGCCGAGAGCTGCATATTGTCGGTGGTGTGGGCAGCCGGCGTGAGCGCGATGGTCAGGGTCTGTGCGCCGGCAGGAACGTCTGCGTTTCCGATGGTGGCGATCTTCTCGGCCCAGGTGTTGGTCTGGTTGGTCTCGGTGGTATCGGACACCTTTGTATCGCCCTCATTAAACCATGATTCCACGGTAAAGCCGACGGCGTCGGTTGTGCCTCCGGAGCGGATCCGCGTGTGGAGGACGAGGTCGGCGGTGTCATCGAGGTTCGGCGGGAGCGGGATCTGAAAGATAACGACATCGTTGTTGCTCGCTGCCCATACAACCTCCTGGCACCCGTCTGTTGCGCCGTTGATGGGCTGGAGGATCGGGGTGGTGTCTGAGGCAAGGAGGCCGCCGTTTGCCGCTATGTTGCCCACGGCCATGGTTGCCGCCTCACGGAGCTGCATGAGGGAGATGGGGATAAACCCCTGGACTGAGATGAGGCTCTGGTAGATCTCCTGGAGGGCTGCTTCCACGGTGGCCGCGGTGGTGAATTCTCCTGCGTCTGCCTGGGAAACAGTGGCCGCCGTGGTGGAGATGACGGTGAAGTCAAGGAACTCGATGATGTCTCCGGTGGCGGTGGCCGCTTCGATCGCGATGCCGATGGCGGTGCCGTCTGATGTGTCCTTTATCTTGCCCGCGGCGGCGGCGTACAGGGTGGCGCCCACGGCGAGAGCCTCCGATGCAATGCCTTCATGGGTGCCGGGGAATGTCCTGAGCTTGACGGCCACAAGGCCGCCGTCGGCAACTGCGTATTCGGTGATGCCGATGTGCTGCTCCCCCGCGCCGGCCACTTCGACCTGGGGCGGGGTTGTTGCTGACGCGCTCGTCAGCTTGACGCGGATCTTTGCGCCTATCGCTCCGTTGGCGGTGAATGTTCTGATGCCTTCGTTGTACATAGCGTCTCCTCCTTATTTCCTGCCCGCATTAACGCGGTCAAGATATTTTTCGCGCAGGCCGGGATTCTCGGCATCTACCGCTTGGATCGCCTGGGTGCGGCTGCACTTGTTTTCTTTCTGATACTGATCCACAAGAGCATTCCAGTCCTTGTCGCCCTGGGCGGCTGCCCCTGCGCCGGGGTTCTCCGCGCCGGACTTCTTGAGCTCTTCGAGGATCTGGGCTTTGAGGTCGTCGCTCGTCTGCTTTGCAGATATGGCGATGGGAGCACCGATGGCTTTGAACGTCTCCACATCCACGTTGGATAGAATGAGTTTGCCGAATTTTTCACCGGCATCTTCGCCGATCGCCTCTTTGGCGAGGTCAATTACGCGGGTGCGTTCCGCGTCCACTGCTTCTCGTGCAATGGATGCACTATCCACTGACTTTTTTCCTTCTTCCGCGCCTTCGGCCTTAATCTGCGCCACTAAATCGGGGTGCTCAGCCGCAAGCGTTTCGCGTGATAAAGTTTTTTCAGGCATAGTAGCCTCCTTTCTGTATTGTGGGGTGTATCCCCGATTTGCGCCGGCCTTAACGGCAAGCGTTTTTACCATTTCCAGCGCTGCGTCATAACCCATGATGCCGTCGATCAGACCGGCTGTAAGGGCTTGCTGCCCGACAAAGAGGTCATTAACCTCGGTGGACATATTTTTAAGAACATCCTCGGAGGACGCTCCGCGGAATTTCGCTACTGCGTCAATAAAAAGGGTGAAGAAATAATCGACCTGGGATTGCAGGTGAGTTCTCCCCTCCTCAGTAAGGGGACCGTTCCCCAGGAGGCGCTTATATTTTCCCCGGTAGATCTCTGTGGTGATGACGCCTGACTTTGCATCCTGGGAGGACGTATCACGATGGACCGCCACGACTCCGATGGAGCCGACCATAGTGGCGACGTCCGTTGCGTAGATGGCGGATGCCGCGGATCCGATGAGATATGCGGCGCTTGCGAGGGTACCATAGGCGACACAGATAATGTCTTTTGTCTCGCGGGCGGCATAGATGGTTTCGGCAAGCTCAAAAACACCATCCACCGGTCCGCCGGGAGAATCTATCTTGAGAATTATTGCACTGACATCGGGATCCTCCAGGGCAGATTTTACACGGGCCGTGACCTTCTCGATGGATACACCGCCGGAGATCTCCATAAAAAGGTTCATGCGCTTGGCGATAACGCCATTGACGGGAATAACGGCGACGCCATCAATCACTTCATAGTCGCGGTCATCATTGCGGAGTGGGCGGCCGAGTTGGGCTTCGATAGCTTTGATATCCGGTATTTTGCCTTCCTTGTGGGCATAATAGATCGATCGGATCGTGCGAAGACCATCTTCGGTGATAGCCCACGGCCGTGAATCGATAAGCTGAATTATGTCAGGCATTGTGTTCCGCCTCCTCTTCTTCGTCACTTGATTCGGGGTTGTTGGGATCACCAGGGGTTTTATTGTGGGGCTGCCTGGTTCCTGTGGTTGTGGTAGTCGGCACAGAAGCAGCCCCTTCGCCTGATTGTTGGGTTTTTAGCTTTCTATCCGCCATCATTAGGTCTTCTTCCTGGAGTTGGTCTAAAGTGGCGGTGAGTTCGCCGCCGCGTTCCGCGATGGCCTCGGCACGGGTTTTGAGCTTGGCGTTGATAAGCTCGATGTCTGCCTGGGCTGCCTTGAAGGGTTCTATGTCTCCCTTGGGGGCCCCTCGCCATTCGGCGTGGGTCACGGCATAAGGGTTTGTGTAAAAATCATCGATTTCGAGCGTGCCCGTGAGGTACGCCTCTTCCATCAACATGGTAAAGATCGGCTGGCAGAACCCCTGGCCAAGCCAGATGCGGCGGGCAGAGAAGACGCGCCAGGCTTCGAGCATGGCGGAACGGAAAACGGCAAACGTGGCGTGGTCAACATCCTTGAAGGCGATGATATAGGGGATATTGATAGACATGGCGATGGCCTTTTTTACTTCCCGGAGAAAGGGCTCAAAGGTCTGCCCGGGACGGTCCGCGGTGATGGGGGTCACTTTCTGTCCGCTGTTGCCGTAGATGATGTTGCCGCCGTGCTGCATTTCCTGGAAGCGGACGTCGTAAGTGCTGTTGTCGGACTTGTAGTCCGGATCGGTGATGGTGCTAAAGCTCTTTGCGAGGTCCATGGGGTCCGATCCGCCGGATTCAATAAAGAGGGAAAAGGCGGCGGTGATGATATTTGACATGAGCTCCGCCCCGAGATACTCGTTGAGGTCTTTGAAATACGCCATTGCCGGCGCAAAATCCGACACGCCGCGGATCTGCTCCGGGTCCCTGTTGACGAAATTGTGGAGAACTTTCCACCGGTGGCGGCGGCGGGCCTCGATGCGGACGAAATTGGCGGATGTGTCGGCCATAGCCATGCGGGCCGAGGGGGATGACTTCTTGATCCAATATGCAACCGGTTCCCCGTAGGGGCCGAGCTCGACGCCGTCGCAGATGGTTCCGGAGGAGATTAGATCTGAGGGAGTTTTCAGGCGCAGCGGGTTGATGACCTGGAGGGCCAGGGCATAGGGGCGGACCGGGTCTTCGATCATGTGGCAGAGGACGAGGTATTCGCCGTATTGGATGAGGTTTCTCTGGATGAGGTGCTGGATTTCGCCGAAGGTCATGCGCTGCCCTGCGTCTGCAAACCGGTACCAGGATACATAGACTGAGCGCATCTGCTTCTGGAGGTCACGGATCTTATCTTTGTCCTCCTTGGATGTTCCGGGCAGGCCGATGGTGTCTGCGCTGATGGAAGGCAGGGGAACGAGGCCGGGGCCAACGACGGTTTCCGCATATCCGGATACGGCGCCGGCGGCATGGGGATCATTGTTGACAAGGTCGGTCGCGCGGAGCGCGATGTCTTCACGTTCGCGGGACTCTGCGTCCCGGGTGTAAAACCGCTGGGGCGTCCAGCTCTGCATGGAACCTGTTTTCTTTGCGGCGCTGCGCCGGACATTGTAATAGCTGTCCGGGTAGATTGGCTGGTTGTTGGGACCGTAGATTATGGGCTGACGCGCGGAGGCGTTTATGCTCGGGGGCGCGGATTTGGCTGCAAGGGCAGGGACGGCGGATGCCAGGTAGGTGACGGCTCGCTCGAAGATCTCCTGCTTGCGGGCTGCGCTGTGGTCGATCATATCAGTAGTCCCTCTTTATAATACCGGTGTTGATGGCCATGCCGCCGGTGCCGGATTCTGATTTGTACCGCGCAAGGAGTGTTTCTTCGCGCTTGGTGAGGGCGTCGAGGTCGGCCCGGGTCATGGTGCGGCTTGATCCACCGGAGCTCATGGAATACGCCTGGCCGGAACAGACAGCGCTTATTGCCGCCTGGACTTCTTCAAGCTGCTCAAGGGTGGTCTTAACGGCCATTATTTTTTTACCTCTTTGCTGCAGGCATCAGGTTGGTCCGGCGGGGCCGGGACGTCGAAGGCGACGGTGACGCGGAGGCGCGGCCAGATCTGGACGGAGAGGGGCTCTGTTTTCGGCCCGACGCGCTCGAAGGAGGGATGGAGCTTTATCGATATGTTTTTGAATCCAGCCTCTTCGAGATCGTCTTTCACCTGGCGGATATCTGCGCCCTGCTGATCGGTGAGTTTAAGCATGCATACTTACCTCCCTGGATGGTTGGACATCGTTCAAAAAACAGGTGGTGATTATCATGGGGAAAGTATAAGGGACGATTTTTGATGAAAATGTTTTTTTACTCAGAATGCATGTTTTTTTCTGTTTTTTTACTCAAAATGCATGTTTTTTTACTTGACAGGTTTTTTTACTGCTCGTCTTCTATCTCTTCAGAGGGGATCCCGGATTCGTCGATGACCTCGCATTTCGACAGATCGTCAAACCATTCTCCAAGCGCTTTTTTTGTGGTGTAATACTTCCCGTGGATCTTGGAGGGGGGAAACTTGCGGAAAAGCATCGTCTTACCATTGATAAGGACTTTTACCCTGTTTTCTATAAGGCCCATAAGGGTAGGACGGCTTATCTTCAGGTGCAGGGATATCTGCTGTAATCCGACCAGGATATCATTGCCATTGTTCTGGGGGTTGTTCTCAGCCATTATCTATCCATCCACCCGGGACGCTTGAAGTCGCGGACGCGCTCGCGGGCATCGGGCGCGCCGGTGCCGGGAGAGATAGTACGCCGGGCGTTCTGTGAGGGCTGCGCCCCCTGCTGGCTGCCGGCAACCGACGACCTGATGAAATCCATATAGGGGACCCCTGCCACGTGGGCGGCGGCGTAGGCGTATACCTCAAGGTCCAGGGCCTCGTTGCGCTCCGACACCTTGACCCATTCTGTCCGGGGGAAGCCCCGGGCGTCAAACTTGGTGACGAGCTTTTCGGCGGTGAGCTGCATAAAGTATTCGTCCTGGACGTCTTCCGGGAAATGCATCACCCCGGAGGTGCCGGCGTCGGTAAGCTGGATCCTGCTATAGATCGTCTCTTTTGCCATGGACGTGCCGATGATCCAGAGGTTTGCGCCGCCCTTGATGGTCTTGCCCATCCAGGTGACGTCCTGGTCGGTGGGCGGGCTGATGATGCGCTTGCTGGCCTGGGACGACCCCTTGACGGCGATTACGCGGGGCTTGCGGAACCGGCAGTAGTTATACACGGTCTGGGTGCGGTACCCGGCATCGATAGCCATGATGCTGATCCTGATGTCATGGCCGTCGGCGCGTGGATAGGAACGGTTGAGGATGATGTCGAGCTGATCCCACACGTCGCGCTTTTCTGTATCCCCGAAGATGGGTCCGTAGTAGACGAGCCAGCTTTCTTCGTACTTGCCCCACGCCTTGATCTTGACTTCGAGGCGGTCTTCCTGGACGTCGACGGAGGCGGTGAGGATCTCTCCGCCGTGGGGGACCGTGAGCATCTTGTATGATTCTTTGCGGTTTTTGAGGAGCACCCAGTCGGGCTGGTCGCCTTTTTCTTCGAAGGGGAGGCCCAGGCGGGTGTTGATCCAGGCCTTGAGGCGTTCTTTGTAGTTCTTTGCGGCGAGGAACTCCTGGCAGATCTGCGCCCAGGAAACCCAGCCGAGGGGAGAATACAGGCTGGAAAGGTGGTACCCGCGGCGGTGACGGCCGGGGTGCGCCGGGATCCATTCTCCGTGGGCGAGCATCCAGGTTTTGCTATGCTCTTCGATCTGCTCGCCGCAGAACCGGCAGACGTACCACGCCTTGATGACTTCGTTGTTGGCGTTGCGGGTGAACTTGATGCCGTGGGGGTCGTCCTTGGTGCCGAATTCAAGGAGCTGCTTTTCTCCGCAGGCAGGGCAGGGGACGTGGTAATGGCGCTGGTCGGACTCTTCGAAGCACCGGGCGATGCGGGAGATGTTCTTGGTTGTGGGCGTGGAGACCTTGAAGATCTTCTTGCGGGTGGAGAAGGTATCCGTGCGCTTCTCGGCCAGGTCTATGGGGTCGCCTTCGCCGCCGACGTCAAGCTCGAAGCCGTCGATATCGTCAAGAAAGAGGAAGCGGATAGATTTGGAGCGGAAGGCGGCTGCCGAGTTGGACCCGCCGAGAAAGAGCGTGCCCCCGGGGAAGTCTTTGGAAAAGATGGTGTTGCCGGAATCGCGCGAGCGGCTTTCGCGGATCTTGCCGTGGAGGCGGGGCGTCTCCTCCATCGTGGGGATGAGCTTCTGCTGGCTGTGGCCCTTGGCGAGGTCGAGGGTGGGGAAGATCATCATCATGGGGCCGGGGCACATGTCCGCCACGAAGCAGAACCAGTTGTTGCCGACCTCGGTAAACCCAAGCTGGGTGCCTTTCATGACGGAGACCTCCTGGCAGGGGTTGGAGGGCGAGAGGGCGTCCATGATCTCCCGGAGGTATGGGGTGCGGGAGGAGCGGTATTTGCCGGACTCGGAGGAGGATTTCTTGGGGAGGTAGCGGTATTGGTCCGCCCATTCGGTGATGGTGATGTCTGGGTCTGGGCGGATGCCTTCGCGGATGGCTTCGAGGACCACGGCGGCGGCGGACGAGGAGGAGCGGCGGGTCATGCAGGGGCCCTCATGGTGTGCGTTCCATTGGCACCGGCCAGATCCCTTTTGTGTTGTAGCCGCGTTCTTTCAGGATGCGGCGGGCCTCAAGAAAGTCACGCTCCGGAGGGCGGAACGGAGCTTGCCCTGGGGCCTTGGCAAGGGTGCCGCCCTTGTGCGCTGCGCAGATCCAGCAGAGGTAATTCTCCGGGATATCTTCAAACTCTTTGTCGCGGTGGACGCCGAAGGAGGGTTTCATTCTTCCCACGTAATGACGGGCATAAACCCCATTATTTTTGCTGCGAGAGTTAGCAGCTTACAGGCTATGTAAAATCGTAGGCGAAATCCTTTTGTGATCTTAACGGTAATAGACATCGTGCTAAGGTTTGGATCCATCTTTCTAATTTTTATTTCTGGTATCTTCGCCATTGTTCCTCCACGGTAAATCGTTATGTTCTCTGTCGTCTAGGAGGCGACCGGCTTTGGAACCGCACCGGAACATAACGCCCGGCTTCCCCGGTGGCCTATCAATAACTGCATGGGGGTTTTTTGTATTACATAAACAATTAGGATGCCACATTCCCCACGATTTAAAGAAGAACGGGACACCACTGGCGGCGCATTGATCGCGGACAGACCGTACCCAATCAGGATGGCAAGGGCGAGCACCTGGGCCTGTTTCTCCTCCCAAAACTACGGCATCGATATGCGGTTGAGAACATTGGTTTTTATGCCGACCGGAGCACAATCCCCAATCCTCGCACGAATGATCGCACAGATATTTTTTTAAATCCACCGGCCCCAACATTGGTTCTATGCTTATCCACCTATGAGCAGCAGGAGTTTGAAACAGGAGCGGGATTTTCTCATCAGCCTCTTGCTGGTTGCAGACAGTAACGCCGAGCCAGAGGTTAGGTAATGATGGAGATTCAACACCTGATACACTTGGAGCAAAACACTCTAATGCCCTTTTAATGCGCTTAGTTAAAACTAAAAAAGTGTCTTGTGGACATACCTCAATAATGTTTAACACTTCAATAATAAAGTCATTCGGTACGGCCTCATGGAATAGATCATTCCAGATACACCACACATAACTCTTTTTCACTTTTCTGGGCAATTCAATACGATTCCATCGCATTGTTACTTTCTCCGGCCACTTATAAAACCGCTTACCCATCGCCATTGACCAGCAATGGTCACAGCCAGGAGAACAGGGGGTGCAGCCATCAACTAAACTCCACGGACGATCCCAGTATTTACCAGTCATGCGGATAACTCCTTGAGCGCAAGCTCTATCTCTGACTTCATAATTAACTCGGTGCGGGCGATGACAAGCTCCTGGACCCTGGGGAGGACCGTCTCCGGGATCTCATCAATGATCGATCTGAGTTCGGACGATACGGCATCGAAGATCTCTGCGGCTATGATACGGCCAATGCGGGGCGGGATGTTCAGAACGGCATCCCGGAAGCTGCGGGCTTTGTTAAAGAATGTTGCGCTTGCTTCATCTGCCAGGATATATTTACCGCTTTTAATCTCATACTCCTGCTGCCGGAGCAGTGCCTCATAGCGGATCTTCCAGGTCGTTGCCTGGCGGTAGGAGTCGGGCTGGTTGCCCGTTGTCTTTTCTGCTCCGGCGGCACCCTGGTTGTTTTCATCTGGATCCCCGAGCGGTACGCCATCGTCAGAAAATAATCTTTGGTTTGTCATCCGCACATTGATGTCCAGGTACCCGTCAGCTTTGAGCGGATCGATCATATACCGGCGGCCTTTTTTTATGACTGCGTCACCCAGGGGACCGAGCTTTTTTTCAGCGATCCACTTAGATACTGCCATGGCGCTGACTTTCTTCATCCTGGCATATTCAACCGCGCTCACTCGTCCGTCGACCAACGTCTTAAACCTTTTCCTTTGTCGTCTTAAACCTTTTCATTCTATCTATTAAACTTTATTGCTCTTTTATTAAACCTTGTTATTTTTTCTATCACTAGCGATTTCTCGCGCTCCTTGGTATCAGATCGGAAGAG